CAAACCATCGGCCGAAGTTCAATACATTCATTGTGTCGATGAAAAACATCTATTATCTGAATTTGTAAATGATTGGAGTATGAACTATCCAGATATTATTACTGGATGGAACTCAAGATTTTTTGATATTCCATATCTTGTTAATCGTATAGTAAATGTTCTTGGTGAAAAGATGGCCAACAAACTTTCACCTTGGGGTTGGTTCAAAGAAACTGAGATTACACTTTTTGGAAATAGAAAACAACAGATTTTTGATTTAGTTGGAATATCCAGTATTGATTATATGGATGCTTATAAAAAGTTTACTTATGTCAATCAAGAATCTTATTCTCTGAATCACATTGCCTATGCCGAACTAGGTGAAAAGAAACTAGATTATTCTGAGTATGCATCTCTTCATGAATTGTACAAAACAAACTATCAAAAATTTGTAGATTATAATGTTCATGATGTGGTATTAGTTGAAAGACTTGAAGAGAAAATGAAACTGCTGGAAATGATTATTTCTCTAGCTTATATGGCCAAGATAAATTACAATGACGTATTTAGTCCTGTTAAAATGTGGGATTGTATCATCTATAATCACTTGAGAGAACAGAGAATAGTAGTTCCACCAAAACAAAATGAAACTAAGAATGAAGCTTATGAAGGTGCGTATGTTAAAGAACCAAAGATTGGTCGGCACAAGTGGGTTTGTAGTTTTGATTTGAACTCTTTGTATCCTCATCTAATTATGCAGTATAATATTTCTCCTGAGACTATTGTAGGTATGCATGATGAATCTGGATTAGTTGAACCTCTTCTTAATCGTCAAGTTGATACATCATTTTTGAGAGAAAAGAATCTCACTATGACTCCAAATGGTTCTCTGTATAGTAGAGGGAAACAAGGTTTTCTTCCTGCCCTTATGGAAAAGATGTATACTGATAGAGTGAAATACAAAAAGTTGATGATCGAGGAACAGAAAAAGGGGAAATCTGCTGATACTAACAAACTGGCACAGTATCACAATATGCAAATCAATTTGAAGATTGCTCTCAACTCAGCCTACGGAGCTCTTGGTAATCAATGGTTTCGATTTTATGATGTAAGGAATGCTGAAGCTGTATCAGTTGCAGGTCAACTTTCTATTCGATGGGCTGAGAGAGCAGTCAATCAGTTTTTAAATAAAATATTAGAGTCCGATAATGTTGATTATGTTATCGCATCAGATACAGATTCTTTGTATGTAACTATGGAGAAGATGGTTGAAAAAGTAGGATTGACTGAGACTAACAAAGTCATAAAATTCTTGGATACAGTCTGTGATGGAAAAATTCAAGATGTGATTGATAAATGTTATGGTGATATGGCCGAGTATGTTAACGCATTCCAACAAAAGATGGTTATGAAACGTGAGGTTTTGGCTGATGTTGGTATTTGGGTTGCCAAGAAACATTATGTTTTGAATGTTCACAATTCTGAGGGTGTTCAATATGATGAACCTAAACTCAAGATTATGGGTATTGAGGCTGTCAAAAGTTCAACTCCTGAGCCATGTCGAAATGCGTTAAAAGAGGCTTTTAAAATTATGATGAATGGCACTGAAGATGATGTTATAAATTATATTGAGAGTTTCAGAAAAGAGTTTAGATCTTACTCACCAGAAGAAGTTTCATTTCCAAGGTCTGTAAAAGGTCTTGCAAAGTATTACGATTCTGCGACTATCTATCAAAAGTCAACTCCGATTCATGTTAAAGGTTCTCTAATATATAATAAGATACTTCAAAATAAAAGACTCACTAAGAAGTATCCTAGTATACAAGAAGGGGAAAAGATCAAGTATGCTTATTTGAAGGAGCCAAATCCTACTGGTGATACTGTTATTGCTATGTTAAATAATCTTCCAGAGGAGTTTGAATTAAAACAATTTATTGATTATGAGAAACAGTTCTCTAAAGCGTTTCTTGATCCTATGATTGGTATTCTTAATATTATTGGATGGGAACATGAACGTAAAACTAATATTATGGGATTCTTTACTTGACAAACCTTCAATATATGGTATAATTATATGAATATATGGGTAGAATACTGGAAAAAAAATAACTCTCGTTCATTAAATAATCATGCACAGATGAGAGAAAATTCAAAATGGGTAGAGCCCGATAAAAAAGATGTTTTTACAAGATTTTGTCAATCAAGAAAAGATGCAAGTGAATTTGCAAAGTCTATGCAAGAGCAAGGATATCATGTTAGAGTTAAAACGGATGGAATTTAAATGGTAGAATCACCAAACAAACTTGGAAGTTGGCTTACAGAAGACCTACTTCAATTGCGTAAAGAGTATTTGAATGCAAGAGATAAATGTGAAGAGTATTCTGAACGTGTAGAATACAATAAATTAATTCGAGAAGTTAATGAAGAATTACAATTAAGAGAAAGGTGTTCGTAATGGAATTTAAAAATAAAGGTGCAGATGCCAAAACACAAAAACAGACTCATGATAAAGGTGTCAAAAAGCATGAAAAGAGAGAAAGAGAAAAAGAATACGATGGTCTTACTCTTAAAGAAATGAGAAGAAAACATGGTATTGGTCAGCATGTTGGTGGTGAAGAAATTTTAGAAGCATACAAAGAGGATAAGTTAAACTCTGTAAAAAGAGAAGAGACTACTGAAGAAATTGCTAAACAAAGAAAAGTTCTTGAACAAGCCAAAATGGAGTTAGAGTGGGATCGTAAAGAACGTGAAGCTCGAAAAGATTTGGAGGGAGAGGAAACTGAACATAAAAGCTCCAGACCAGAAGAGTCTATGTCTCGTAGGGCCAATCCTATGACTAGTCAAGATGGTACTGTTAAACAAGGGGTTTTTTCAAATGAACACATGGATCATGGATATGGTGCAGCGTGTGATGTAAGAAGAGTGGTTTTGTATGAGGGTTTAAAAAGAGATCCAAGAACAGGACAATCTGTGGCAACTAATGATTTACAAAGACAATATATGAACCCAGGCCAAGTTCTGGAAAGAACTCTTACTTTAGAGGGTCATATAGAACTAGACAAATTTTCCATAGAAATGATGGCACTTGAAGATGTTGTTATTTTGAGAGATTTATGTAATTCACATCTTAATCAAATGGTTAAAAAAGTTTCAATAACAACATAGGAGATTATTATGCAGATGGCAGAAAATTGGCATGTGAATGCACCTTGGGCACAATTGGTTTGTAGCACAAAAGTTCCAGATAATATTTTTAAAACAGTCATAGATTTAACTGACAAAATATATGATGATGTAAATCATGATAGTGCTGGTGCAGGTTTGGCAGGTCAAATCCAACAAGAATATTACATCACACAAGAAAAACTCATGGAAACTGGTTTGATGGAATATTTCATTGCCATGACCACAAAGTATTGGGAAACAATGTTGTCTAATGGTAATATGTGGGAATACCTAGATCAAAACTATCCAAATGGCCCACATGGATATAATTGGGCATGTAGAGTTGTAAATGCTTGGACTGTTCATCAATTTGAAAATGAATATAATCCAATTCACAAACACACAAATTGTAAAGTATCTGCTGTCATGCATTTAAAATTTCCAGAAAAAATAGAACCAGCGGTGAAACCACATTTAGAAGGCCTTGATGGACATCTTATATTTGCAGGAATGGGTGATCAAGATCAATGGAATACAGCTCCTATTTTGAATGTTAAATCTAGTAATGTTGGATGGTTACATTTATTTCCATCTAGTTTAGGTCACGCTGTATATCCATTTAGAGGTAAAGGTGAAAGAAGAAGTTTATCTTTCAATGTAGATGTAATCTCTAAAAAAGAAATGGATATAATTGTTGAACAAGAAAAATTGAAAAACAAAGGATAGAATGAAATTTGGTGAAAATTGGTATGTTCATGCTCCTTGGGCACAGTTAGTTTGTTGCACAGAAATACCACAAGATAAATTAGTAAAATTTTATGCAATAAGTAACGAAATACTAGATGAAGCTGAGGGTACTGAAGATAATCATGAAGGTGGAGTAATACCTATACCTTGGACAATTCCAGAAGATAAATTTAACAAATATGATGTAAGAGATTATCTTATGCAAATGGTGAGTCATTATATGGACACTATTTTAAATAATGGTAATGTTCAAAGTAATTTAGATACTATTATTCCAGGCGGCCCTCATACATTATGGTATACAAGACTTGTTGATGCTTGGGTTGTAAGTCAAAAAGAAAATGATTATATTCCAGTACACACTCATCACAATCAAAAAGAATCTTGTAAGATTTCTGGTATTCTTTATTTGAAAGTTCCAGATCATATTGGAAAAACTGTAAAACAATATGTTACTGGTAGTGATATAAAAATTACTGGTGGAAAAGATGGTCAAATAGTTTTTACTGGTATGGGTGGTGCTGATCCTTTTTCAACTACAGTTCAGTTTAATGTTCCACCAGAAGTTGGCTGGTTATACTTATTTCCTAGTACACTAAATCATCAAGTGTACCCATTTCAAGGTAAAGGTGAAAGAAGAGGAATCTCTTTTAATGTTGATGTTATTTCAAAAGAACAATTAGAATTATTACAAGGAAACAATGAATGATTATTTTGGTGATGGTTTTAGTTGGTTTAAAGTTGTTTTTATTGGACTTGGTTTTATTATTACAATGGCTATATTTGGCTTTCTTATTGAGGTTATCTTATGAGTGATTTTTTAGATGAATTAATTAACGTAACAGGAAACGATTATGCATCCAAAGTTTCAGAAGGGATGCTAGGGAGTGTAAATGACTATATCGACACTGGCTCTTATATTCTTAACGGCCTTCTTAGTGGGAGCATTCACAGGGGTTTACCTTCTAACAAGATCACGGCATTCGCAGGAGAATCGGCTACTGGAAAAACATTTTTTCTACTTGGCCTCTGCAAACAGTTTCTTACAGATAATCCTAGCGGGGGTGTTCTTTATTTTGAGTCTGAGTCAGCTCTAACTTCTGAAATGATAGAAGAAAGGAATATTGATAAGTCTCGTTTTGTTCAAATTCCAGTTGCAACTATTCAAGAGTTTTCTTCACAATGTTCAAGAATAGTAGACAAACATATAGAAAATGGTGATGGTGCACCACTACTTCTTTGTCTTGATAGTCTTGGAATGTTGTCTACTGCAAAAGAAGTTGGAGATACTACTGAGGGTGCTGATAAAGTAGATATGACCAAGGCAAGAATTGTAAAGGGTGCATTCAGAGTATTGACACTTAAACTTGCTAAAGCTGGTATTCCTTTACTAGTTACTAATCATACATACAAACAAGTAGGAACTATGTTTCCTCAAGATGTTATGGGTGGTGGTTCTGGACTTCAATATGCATCTTCTAATGTTGTCTTTCTTTCAAAAAGAAAAGAAAAAGTTGGAACAGATGTTATTGGAAATGTCATTCATTGTAAAAACTTCAAGTCTCGTTTGACAAAAGAAAATAAAAAAGTAGATGTACTTTTGACTTATGATGAAGGACTGAGTAGATATTATGGATTACTTGAACTTGCAGAAAAACATAACATAATTAAAAAGGTGTCAACTCGTTATGAGTTACCAGATGGAACAAAACTATTTGGAAAACAGATTTTATCAGATCCAGAAAAATATTTTACAAAAGAACTTTTAACTAAACTTGATGAGGCAGCTGATCAAGAATTTTCTTATGGAAAAGGAATAGAAGAAACAGAGGAAACAGGAGAAAATGATGGCAACTGAAAAGTATGAAACAGAGGTGGCTTTTTATCCAAAGTACAACTATGGTGCAACATCAATGATGCGTAGACCATTAGTTGATCAAATGAATAAAATTATAGATGATCTCTATGAGAATCGTTTTGATGAATTGTACATTCAAAATTCTTATAGAGAGGTTGAGGGTACACAAATAGCTTTACCTAAAGACTTACTTCCAAAAGAAATGCATGAATACATTTTGACCATGGCCAGAGGATACTTAGTTCATTCTGGACTTCATTACATGGAAGTGGATTACTCCAAAATTAATTTAGAGATAGATAAGATATGGACAACCGATTCAAAAGAAAATGATTACATACCTGCACACAGTCATTACGGACTAGTGGCCGGTGTTTTCTATTTGAAAGTACCAGAACAAGTTTCTACAATGAATGATGAAGGTAATTTTTGGGTTCATCATGACGAGCCTGGATATGTTGATGTAAATCCCCTTCAAAGTATCAGACCAAAAGGACTTGATATTGTTCTTCCAGAAGAGGGAAAGTTTACAATATTTCCTTCTTGGCTAAAACATTCTGTAACTCCATTCTTTGGTGAGGGTGTCAGGAGAGCAGTATCTTTTAATGTCATTTGTCCAGATGCAAATGATTGGAAACCTAAAGCTCTTCCAGAGGCCATAAGGGAAAGACGTAAAGTACAAAAAGAACAGGTGTTAAAAATTAACACTGCAGGTGGCCCAGATGCAAAAATTCAAGGTGATAGAGATTTGTCCAATGCCTGATTTATCACCTCAAAAATACATTCAAAAACTTAAAGATAAATGGTTCATAGTTGTCTGTAATCCAGAAGACCCTAACGATAAAAGTTTGTGTATTCAAATTATTGATGGCCCATTTAGTCATGTTATAATAAAATATAAAGATTTTAAAACAGATCCAGAACTTAACGATGATGGATCTTTGACATGTCAGTATAGTTATGATATAATAGTATCACCATCTGATATTGGAGAGAGAAATATAACTGATGAACAGGGTAGAATATTTGAAGAAAAAATAGGTCAAGCAATTCTAGAATTAATAGAAGAGGAACAAGGTAGCGATGAAAATAGAAACAACAATATTAAAGAATCTGTTACAGAATGAGGATTATGCAAGAAAAGTATTACCTTTCTTAAAAGAGGATTATTTCACAGAAAATTGTGATAAAATAGTTTATAATCACATAAATAGTTTTATCATAAAATATAATAATCTGCCTACCAAAGAAGCTCTGAACATCGAGCTAAGTGAGTCTAAAATTACAGAAGAAGACTTCAAAGAGTCTACAAACCTAGTTGATGAGATAGACAAAAATGAAGAGAATTATACGGATCTTTCGTGGCTCTTGGACACAACCGAAAAATTCTGTCAAGACAAAGCAATTTATAACGCGGTTGTCGAATCAATATCAATACTCGACAATCCAAAATCCATCTCTGACAAGGGAGCGATTCCTGACATCCTTTCAGATGCTCTTTCTGTTTCCTTTGATCCTCATGTCGGTCATGACTATATTGATGATAGCGATGATCGTTACGATTTTTATCATAGGGTTGAGGAGCGTATTCCATTTGATCTCGATTATTTTAACAGAATTACAAAGGGTGGTCTACCACAAAAAACATTAAACATTTGTCTTGCTGGTACAGGAGTTGGTAAGTCTTTGTTTATGTGTCATGTTGCATCTTCTTGTCTCGCTCAAAATCAAAATGTATTGTATATCACTCTTGAAATGGCAGAGGAAAAGATTGCAGAAAGAATAGATGCAAACCTTTTAGATATTGCTGTAGATGACCTTCA